CTTATAAAAAAGGAGATCCTATTAGAATCATACATCAAAACACACCATGGCGAGGTTTATCTGTATTATTAGGTGCAATGCAATTAGTTAAAAATCCATTAATTAAATTAGATGTATATAGTTCAACCCAAGTATATGGAGATGCTTTTAAAGAACGTAATGATGAAAGATATATTCCTTTATATAAACAAGCATCTGAATTACCTAATGTAAATTATATTGGCTACAAACCCAATGATTATATTTTAAAAAATTTAAATAATTATAATTTGTATGTATATCCAAGTATCTTTGAAGAAACTTCTTGTATATCTGCAATAGAAAGTATGTCTGCTGGTTTATATACGATTGTTACTAACTATGGAGCTTTGTATGAAACTTGCGCTGAGTTTCCAATGTATATAACGTACACTAAAGATCTTGAAATATTATCTCAAACATTTGCTGTTGCTATTGATATGGCTGCAGAAACTTTACATGAAAAGACTATTCAAGATAGTTTAGATCTACAACAAACTTATTATCAAAAATATTATAACTGGAATAAAAGAGCAATGGAATGGAATAATTTTTTACAAGGCGTCCTTAATGCAAAAAAGTAAAAATTGGTCAAATGAAGACACTTATCAAACTATAAAAGAAGTTAACGTGAATCCACAAGATCCCTCAAAACCTATTTGGTTTAATAAAGAAATCCAGAAAGAGGATAACAAACAAATTAGACTTTGTGTAGGAACACCAGTACATTCCGAAGTATCTATTCATTACACTCAATGCTTATTAGAAATTCAAAAAGATTTTATGAAAAAAGGTAATAGTGTATCTTTTTTAATGCATAAATCTTCTTTAATTACACAAGGTAGAAATTTAACAGTAGCTTCTTTTTTAGAAACTGATGCTGATTATTTATTGTTTTTAGATTCAGATATTGCTGTTGGAACCCATGTCATTGAAAAAATGATTAATTCAAACAAAGAAGTGATCTGTGTCCCGTACCCCTTAAAAAGTATTCAATGGATGAAGTTAAAAGAACGTTTTGAAAGAGGATTAATTAAAACAGAAGAAGACATGGAAACTGGAGGCTGTACTTATCCAGTGCGGTTAGAGGATGCCAGTAATATTGTAATGGATAAAGGTATTATAGAAATTACTCATGCTCCAGCAGGTTGTTTATTAATTAAACGATCCGTTTTTGATAAATTAATTAAAACCTTTCCTGATCGTAAAATTAAACAAAAATCAGTGATCAATGGCCAGTACGAAGAAAAGAAATATTATTACAATTTTTTTGATACGATTCACGATAAAGAAACTCAAACTTACATGGGTGAAGATTTTGGTTTTTGTAAATTATGGAAAGAGGTTGGCGGAAAGATCTTTGCCGTAGTGGATGAATATATTATGCATGTTGGTGAACATCAATATATTGGTCGATACATGGATGAGTTTATTAAACATGACTAAATTATACGTCACTTCACCAACAACCGGTCAAGTAGATATTCATTACATGCGGTCTATATTTTTATTACAAGCAGAATGTAATAAAAGAAAAATAGCAATTACTTTACATTTACATAAAAGTTCGATTGTAACCTTTGGTCGAAATGCATGTACTGCAGCTTTCTTACATTCAAATTGTACTCATATGTTATTTGTTGATACAGATATTCAATTTAATGAACAAGATATATTCAAAATGATTGAAGCCGATGAAGAAATAACTTTAATTCCTTATCCTATGAAATGGATTGATTGGAAAAAAGCGGATGAATTATTCAAAAACCATCGAGTACCAGTCAATAAAGGTGGGTTTCATTTTCCAATTAAAGTTATAAATCAAGATGACTTTCAATCGGTGAACGGGTGGATGGAGATTGAAAGAGGTCCTGCGGGATGCATGTTAATTAAAAGAGAAGCGATTGAACGCATGATTAAATTTTATCCTGAATTAAAAGTAAGACAAAATCACTTAATTAATGAAACAGTTAAAAATTCTGAACATTCTTATAATTTTTGGGATACTCAGTTTATCAAAGAAACTGGTCAAATAATAGGGGAAGATTTTGCTTTCTGTGACCGTTATAGGAAGGCTGGTGGACGTATATTTGCTCTTATAAACTCTGAAATAACCCACCATGGCAACTATCCTTTTCGAGCCAAGTTCATTGACGAATGCATGAAAATTGAGTAAATTTACTCTTATACGTATTTTAAAACAGGAGTTATAATAATATGGATCCATTAACAGCCGCATTAATTGCTGGCGGTATTAACGCATTACAAGGTAAAAGAGGTTCTGACCTTTTAAAATCTACAGTTCGAGACGCTGCATTGACTTATGGGATAGGTCAATTTGCAGGAGGTATGGGTGCAGCTAAAGATGCAACTAAAGCAACTGAAGTTGCTAGAACAGTTGGAACATCAGGAGTGCCAGGAGGCGGAGATCCTTCTATGTTTTTTAAAGCAACTCAACAACCAACATCGTTTTTAGATAAAACAAAAGCAGGTTTAGAAACTTTTACCGATGTATTTAGATCAGGAACTGGAGCAGATAGACAAATAGATAAATTTAAAGTAGGCCTTGGTGCTGGTGCATTAGGTGCAGGCTTGTATGCAGCGGGAGCATTTGATCCACAAGATCCAAAAGATCCAAGAATTCCAGGAGCTAATTTAATTTATTATTCACAACCAGAAGCGTTTAGAACTTTTGGTGATCAAGAAATAGACCCTTCTAAGTTTCCAGAAAAACCATATGCAAACATGAGATCAGGAGGCATTGCCGCAATTAGAACAAACCAAATGCAACTAAATGAAATTGAAGAAATGAAACAAAGACTACAAGCTTTACAAGAAGCTTATGATCAAGAAATAAGTCAAAGGTCTACTAACGAACCAAGTGATGCTGAAGAACAAACAAGCAAATTTAATCAAGGAGATTTAGTGGATGCTTTACCTAGTAAAACAAATAAAGATGAAAATAACGAAAAGAATTATAAAAGAACTTCTGGTAAAATGGTAGTTGATTCTGCAGGCAAAGGATCTGAAAACAAAGATACTATGCTTGCTCAACTAGCCGATGGCGAATTCGTAACTAAATCAAGCGCAGTACGGGGTGCGGGAATCGCAATGGGTGCGGATCCAAATGATAAAGAACAACAAAGAGAAATGGGTGCTAAATATTTTTATGATCAAATGGCGAAGTTAGATAAATTAGCTAGCATGGGAAGAAGATAATGTATTTAATACAATTTAAACCAGAAGAAATAGATAAAGTATGGCCATTAGTAAAAGACAAAGTACAATCTGCATTAGAAAGAAATCATGAAGGTAAAACATTAATGGACAATCAACATGTAAAAGAAATGTGTAAACAAGGTATTAAACAATTGTGGGTAACTGTTGATAACCAAGACAACTTTAAAGGTGTTTGTATTTCTGAAATAGCACAATATCCGAATTACAATGTAGGGGTGGTTAATATCGCAACTGGAACAGATTTGCCTTTATGGATTGACAAGATTAACGTATTTGAAAAATGGGCTTTTGAAAACTGTGGCTGTAAAAAGTTAGAGGTATACGGGAGACCAGGATGGAAAAAAATGTTAGAACCTTTAGGTTTTCATTTTAATCATGTACAAATGGATAAATTTATAGGAGGGCACGCATAATGTCAGGAGGCGGAGGAGGTGGAGGCGGAACACCCGCGGACACTACAAACGTACAAACTATTAGAGAAGCACCAGAGATCGAAGCAAGAAGACTTGGATTAATGGACGAAGCAACTCGTGTTGCAAGACAACCATTAAACTTACCTGCATTTCAAACAGCAGGTTTAACACAAGAACAACAAGCAGCTGGAGCTCTTGCAGGTCAAACAGGGGTAGGTATATCCTCTATTACAGGAGCACAAACTGCTGCTGCATTAGATCCTTCATCACAACAGTTTCAACAATATTTAAACCCATATCAATCTTACATTATTGATGAAATCAATCGACAAGCACAAATGGGACAACAACAAACTGCACAAAAAGCAATTCAAGCAGGTGCGTTTGGCGGTGGTCGAGAAGGGATACAGTTAGCAGAACAAGAAAGAGCAAGACTTGGAAAAATAGGAGAATCGCAATATGCTGCCTTTACAGGAGCTTTAGATGCTTTCCAAAGAGGACAACAATTACAAGCACAAACAGGTTTATCAGCAGCGGATGCTTTAATGAGACAACGAGCGCAAGATATTCAAGCGTTAAGCACAACTGGTGCTACTGCACAAGCTACTGAACAAGCAAGACTTGATGCATTAAGACAAACAGAAGAGAGAAGAATACAAGATCCATACACTAGACTTTCTTTTGTTAGTGATATTCAAAGAGGGGTTCCTTCTTCTCAACAACAAGTAACACAAACCGCAGTACCTACCGCAAGTCCAGCAGCACAAGCAGTTGGAACTGGTCTTGGGGCTTATGCTGCATTTGCAGGTAAGTAATGAGTAAAGTATTAGAAAGAAAATATTTTAGAAAAAAAGCTGTTCAGCATTTTAGAGCTGGAGGTATTGTTACTTTAAAAATGGATAAAGGCGGAGAAGCTAGAAAAGAAGGTTTCTTTGAAGATGTGCCTTTAGGTCAAGCCTTAAAATCAGCAGGACAAACTATTGTTAAAGAAGGTAAAAAAGCAGGAGCAGCATTATATGATTTAGGTGCGGTGCCTATTAACTTAGGTGCAGAATTTTTAACAGGAACTAATCCAGGATATTCTGGAACTAAATTTTTTGATGTTGAGGGTTATGACCCTGATACAGCTTATTTTATGGGAGTCCCTACTTCTGCTAAACAAAGCACTTTAGCAGAAAAAAGAGAAACTAAACGAGCTGAAGCTGATACTGAAGTATCAGGTTTAGAAAAAGAAATTACAAAAGATCCAAGCATTATTGCAAAATTAACTCCTTCTGAGAAAACAACAAGTGATATTAAGGTTTCAACAGGGAGTGAGGAAGCTGATAAAATTTTCACTAATTATGTAACTGCTAAAAAACCAGGAGATCTTGTACAAAAAAATTTAATTGATGAAACTCCAAAAGATCCAGCTGAATTATCTACTAAAAAACAAATTAGAAACATCATGGATGAATTAGCAGAAGAAAGAAAAGAAGGGTCTTCTGTTAATCTACCATTAATGAGATTAGCGTTAGGTTTAATGAAAGGTACTTCATACCAAGAAGGACTACCAGCATTTGCTGAAATATTTGCAGGTGCAGGAGAAGGTGCATTAGAAACATTTATCGAACAAGAAAAACAAAAAAGTGATGCTGATTTAGAGTTAATGGAACTTGCTACTAAATTAAAAATTTCACAAGATGAAGTTGAGTCTAGAAAATATGCAGTTGATAAACAGGCAGAACTTTATGGTTTAAAAAAATACGATCCAGAAAAACATCGTGAATCAATGTCTAAAATTCAAAATTTATCTAGAACTAGAAACAGTATTCTAGAAGCAATGTCTATTATCAATAAAGCAGGACCTCAAAGCACTTTTGATAAAATTGGTGGAGATTTTTTTAGTGTTTTAGAAGCAGTTACTGGTGTAGATAATGCAAATCAAATGCCTGCTCAACGATTAAAATTAATTATTAATGATCTAAAAGTAGCATTTGCTAAAGAACTAACTAGAGGATTAAGTCCAGTTAGTGATCGAGACATTCAAAGAATTGAAAAAATTTTAGCAAGTTTTTCTTATACAGAAAGCCCAGCAGAGTTTAATCAAAAATTAAATAAAATGTTAGGTATTATTAATGGTCAATTAGAATTAGAAGCAGGTCAGTATGGTTACACTTATCAAAATCCAGAAAGTAGTTTTGGAGGATTTACAAATAATTCAGGAAAAACAATAGATGAAATCATTGCTGAAAAAACTAAAAAATAAAGGTTATGTATGCTAGACTTACAAGATTTAAATGTAGAACAACTCCAAAAGTTAAAAGATGGAAAACAATTAGATCTTGAAGATTTAAATATTGATCAATTAAATATTCTAAAACAAAAAGGTTACAGTCAAGATAAAAATATGTCTCAAGACGGAGATGTATTTAAATTTTCTCAAGGCAATATTACAAATCCATTTGGTGCTAATGATGATATAGATAACACTAAAGGTGTTAAAAATTTTGATTTTAGATCTAACTTTGCTGAACAAGATAATGAAGAAGAACGTGTGGCATTTCTGCAAAAGAAAGTAGGTAAAGAAGGTTTTGGAAAAGACAACAGAGGTAGATATTATTTAACTGATGTTGGGTTAGCTAAAATTGGTGAAGACCCTTTATTAGAAGGAAAACGAGGACGATTAATTGATGCTGACTTAGGTTTTTTTAAAAACTTAAATCCAATGAATCCTGATTTTATATATGACCTTGCTGAACTAAAATCATCTATGGGTCTTCCTTTAGTAGGTGCAGTTGCGGCTTCTGTCTTAACTGGGGGGATGGGAACGATTCCAGCAATGGCAATTACTGGTTTAGGTGGAGGTATTGGAAAAGCGTTAGATGAATTTGTCTTTAATGGTGAAGACATGGAATTAAGTAACACTACAAAAGATATTGCTTATGAAGCTTTATTGTCAGCTGGAGGCGAAGGTTTGGGTAGAGGATTAAGAGGAATCTACAGATATTTATTTGCACCAGGTCAACGAACAACTGCTACAAATTTATTTAGTACATTTGATGATGCGAATAGAGCATTAGAACAACAAGGTTTTGAAAAAAGTTTATTAAGTTATAGAAAGTTCGATCCTAAATTAAAAATCGCACAAGAATTAGGACAAGAAACACAGAACTTAGGAGCCCTTCCTTCTTTACTACAAACAACCGGTAGACCTATTCTTGGAAGATTCCAAGGAATGTTTGATACTATTTTTGGCAACCCTAGAGATTATTTCAATCAACGATTCATGAATAATGAAATGACAAAGATGATTTTAAAATCTAAAGGCGTAGATGTAGCTGCGGATAGCGAGTACCAGTCTTTGTTAAATAATTTAATCAAAACGGGTCCTAGAACATTTATGGGAAGACCTTCGAAACAATTAGAAGCATATTCTGCTAAACTGCAACAATTAGCTAGAACAAGTTTTAAAGATCAATACGATACCGTATTTAAAAACAACTTTGTTAACCCAGAATTTTTATTTAAAGTATATAGAGAGGGTGGTGAAAACGCATTTAAAACTTTAAGGGAATCTATTAGTGGTTCAGAAATGGCTTCTAAAGAAGCAGAAAGAAATATTAATAAACTATTGTCTCAATTGTTTGAAGAACAAGTGCCGAAGACACAACAAAAAGTTTTATCAAATGAAGTAATTAAAAATGCTCAACAAGCATACGTTAACTTTCAAAGAGAGTCTTCTGTGCTTTATTCTAGAGTAGATCAAATGTTTGGTAACAGAGCAATTATTGATGCTTCCCCAATTAAAAATATGTTTATGCAACAAATTAAAGACGGCAATGTTTTAATGGATACTCCAGCCGTTAGAAAAGTTATGGGTTACCTACAAGGAGATAGACCTTTATTAACTTATACACAAGCAAATACTTTAAAACAATTAATGGATGAATTAGGTTATGTACCTAATCCAGTTGAAGCTGGTTTTGATCAATTCACGTTACAAAGAGGATCTCAATTCTTAAATGAAGCAATTGGAGCTGCTCCAGAAAGTGCTGCTAAAGTAACACTAAATCAAGCTAAAAATAAAACTATTTCAGATTGGTTAGCTACAAGTCCAAATTTAATGACTGATAAAGTGCCTCAATCCGTTCGAGCCAATATAACAAAAGTATTAACAGAAGGGTCAGATGGAGTTCCTAAAACATATAGAGATTTATCTATTAAACAAAAAAATGAAATTTTTGATTTAGTAAAAGAAAATATTGAATATTTTGATAATGCTTTTTTATCTGAAGGATTTAAAAAAGGTTTAAAACAAGCAGTGCAAGATAAAAATACGATTCAAGAAGCATTAAGATTAAGACAAATTGCTTTTGATTTTACTAAAAACAATGCTGGAAAATTTCAAAGTGGTACAGCTAAAGCATTATTAAAACAAGTTAGAGCAACTGGAGCAATTGACCCATCTCAATTAAGAAAAATTGTATTAAGAAATAATCCTGATGATTTAAATAGAATATTAAAAGAAGTTAAATTTGGAGAAGGCAAACCTTTTGCAAAAGCTATTCAAGAAATGGGTAAACCCTTAACAAAAGCTGAACAGAAAAAACTTGCAACGGCTAAAGAATTATTACCAGCCGAAGCAGAAAGAATTGGATTAAGACCAGGAGAAAAAATATCTAGAAAAATATTAAGTGAAGACGAAGTTAGTAAAACAAAACTATTTATGACTAAAACATTAGTACAAGATATTTTAAATGGATCTAGAAATAGTATTACTAATAATATTGATGCGTCAAAATTTGCAAGAACTATTAAAAAATATGGAGAAGCAACAGGTTCCAAAACTCCTTCAACATTAGAGCTTGTTGCTGGTAAACAAGAAGCTGCTAGATTAATGGGGTTAGCGGATGAATTATCAAATGCAACTGGAACTATTGATGATACGTTAATGAATAATTTAATGAACAGTAAGTATTTAAATAGAGAAATATCTAATGTGGATGATGTAGTTAATTCAATTAAAAATGAATTAGATACTATTAAACAATATAATGACTTAGGTGGTTTTATTGGTGACTTAACCAAACCAGGGATGGAAGGTATTCGAGCCATTGACACGATCTTCGCTCCAAATAACATTGGCCAGTTTGCTAAAATATCAAATGTATTAAATCAAACTCCAAAAGGCAGAGAAAGTTTACAACAAATCAGAACTGCAGGAATGAATAAACTATTACAAAAAATGGTTGATGACACAAGTTCTATTGTAGATGGTGTTTTATTAAATGGTCAAAAACTTAAAAATGAAATGTCTAGACTAGGTGGTAAAGAGTCTATGGAAATATTTTTTGGTAAAGATTTAGGTAAAGAAATTATGGAATTTGCAGACCAAGCAACCTTCTTAACACAAAAGAAAACATTATCAGGTGGACTTGTAGCAGCTTCGATTGCTCTTAACCCTCTTGCTAAAGCACCTATATTAATTCAAATGAACGTTTTATCTAGATTAATGGGTTCAAGAGCATTCATGAATTTATTAAACAGGGGTGTTAGAAACGGAAACGCTAGAGATATTGCAGAGATTGCAAGAATTGTAGGAATTCAAACAAGTATGTTAATGGATGATGTTGAAGATCCAGAATATTTTAATTATGATTTAAGATCTGCTATTGGAGATGTTGAACAAACAATACCACAAGTTTCACAAACATCGCCAACACAACCTGCGGCGGTATCTACTCCAACAGTATCTCCTGCAGAAGTTCCTCCAATTACAATGATGGCAGACCAATCTATTTCAGACAGGATTGAAGAACTATTTCCTGAAGATGAATTATCTAAAGCAATTGCACGTAGACAACAAGCAACAGGAGCTCAAAATGCCTAGAAAATCTGCAATGGACAGAATTGAATACCATGAGAAAATCTGTCGAATCATGCAGAAACAAACTTTCGAAAGAATAGATAAGATTGAATCTAGAATGTCTAGAATGGAAAAATGGCTTGTGGGTGGAATGTTTGCTATACTTTTAGCTGTACTTTCACAACATTTCAGCTAATATATAGCTGTGCTTATCAAAAAATATCAATACGAAATCTTTGATCGAAAAACGAATAACGAAACTGGTAAAAGAGTTTACGTTAATAAAGAAGCACGTATGCCATCGGTTACAACGATTTTAGATTCAACTAAAGACAAATCGGGGATCGACAAGTGGATTGCGCGTGTAGGCAAAGAAGAAGCGGAAAGAATTAAGAATGAAGCTGCAAAAGTCGGCACAGCGATGCATTTAACGCTAGAAAACCACATTTTAGGTACTAAGTACCAGCCAAAGGACGATGACGAAATACAGGCCGTTAAAATGGCAGGAAAGGTCATATCAGAAGGATTAGTCCATTTAAACGAAGCTTGGGGCTCAGAAGTACACCTTAGATACGAAAATCTATATGCTGGGACTACAGACCTTGTAGGATTGTTTAAAGGCAAGCCAACGATCATGGATTTTAAACAAACTAACAAACCAAAACGTCGAGAATGGATTGAAGATTATTTTATTCAACTTGCAGCTTATTCCGAAGCTCATAAAAAACATCATGGTGAAATAGAGGCAGGTGCAGTTTTAATGTGTAGTAGAGATTTACAGTTTCAATTATTTGAAATTGATAAACAACAATTACAAATGTATACGAATTTGTGGTGGGATCGGTTTAATAAATTTCAAACTATATCCAAGTCCGTACAACTTCCCCAAGCGTCTCAGCCGACAGACGAAATTTAGTTTTTAAAGCTTTTACAATTTTTTCATCTACGGTATCTTCCGTAATTAAATCAACATAAGTTACTTTTTCAGTTTGACCAATACGGTGTGCTCGTTCTTCTGACTGCATACGATGTTCAGCATTATAGCTATTTGAATAATAGATTACAGTCGTTGCTTGAGTTAAAGTTAAACCATAACCACCGGTAGATGGATTAGCAACAAAGAATCTGCATTTTGGATTATTATGAAATTGTCTAATGGCTTCTGTTCTTTGATCAGATGTAACCTTTCCATAAAAAGTAACTGTGCTTTCCATACCATATTCTTTAACAAGTTCTTCTTTAATTTGTTCTATGTTGTGGACCCAGTTAGCCCAAATGATTGCTTTGCCCTCAATACTATCAACAACTTCCATTAAAGTATTTAATTTATTATTTTTAAGTTCTACGGTACCCGAATCACCAGTAAAAAATCCTGCAGTAATTTGATGAAGTCTTAATATTTCAGTTAAGACATTATTTACAGTCATTTCATTCTGTTGCAAGTTAGCCCTAGCTTCTGATTCAATTTGTTCGTATAGTTTCTTTTGTTCATCGGTTAACTGTACATATCGAACCGTATATATTTTTTTAGGTAAATCTAAACATTCTTCTTTAGTTACTCTAAAAGAAAAGGTTGGTAGTTTACTTTCAATTTCATTTAAATTTTTAAAACCAACTGGTGTTGCAATTTCACGATCTCCAAAATACACAATTTCAAAATGACAATGATAATTTTTAAATGCATATAAAGATTTAAATCCTAAGTGATTCGGATCAAGAAAGTAACATTGTGTGTACAAATCTAATGGGTTTTTGGTTATCGGAGAACCAGTTAATATTCTACGGTATTTAGCTACTTTTCTTAATTTAAGGATGTTTTTTGTACGAATTGCTTTATGATTTTTAATTGCAGTTGATTCGTCAATTGATACTAAACAATGATGGATCTTAATAAATTCTTCTGCAAATGTTAATCCTTTTTTTGTAGAAAAAGCTTCAACATTCATTACTAATAATTTTAATTTATTCGTTTCTTTATTAATAAATTCTTTTATAAGTTTTTCTTTTAATGTTGGTTTCCATAATAAACTTTCATATTCCACATTTAAATGTTTAGGTAATTCATCATTTTGCCATATTGTATAAACTGATTTAGGTGCTATAATTAAACCCGCATTTATTAAATTTTGTGAGAAAAGAACTCCAAGATTATCTATTAAAACTTTAGTTTTACCAGTACCCATTTCCATGAAGTATGCAAAACTTTCTTTGTCCCAACCAATTTCTAAGGCTTTTCTTTGGTGGTCGTATGGCGGTGTTTTAAAATTGTATTTCTTTTTTTCCACGCAACGTAAATATATTACTTGACTTATAAATGCAATATAATATTTAGTTGGTAGGAGGAACTATGGTAGAAAATATAAAAAAAGGATCGGGCGATAAGTACGATCATTTGCATGACCAGTGCAAAAATCTAGAAACAGTAAACAAAGAAATCGAAGATTTAGAAAAGATAGTCTCTGAAAAAAAAGAATATCGAATGAAACTTCGAGATGATGTAATTCCTAACTTAATGGAAGAATTAAATATTAAGACTTGGGAATTTACGGACGGCACCCAAATAGGTTTATCTCCATTCTATAGTGCAAAACTTTCTCTTGAAAGAAGACAAGAATGTTTAGATTGGTTAAGAGATAACGGACATGGGGGTCTCATAAAAAATTTCATTACCGTCGACTTGGGAATGAAAAAAGATGAAGTAGCTCAAAAGGTTCTAGACTACTTAAAATCTTTAAATATAAGTTCAGAAGTAAAACAAGATGTACATGCTCAAACTTTAAAGGCTTGGTTCAAAACTGAAGTTGAAGAAGGTAGAGCAGTTCCATCTGATTTATTTCAAACTTATGTAACTAATAGAGCCAAACTTACATAGGAGAAAATATGCAAAACGCAAAACAGCAAAACGCAACACAACAAACAAATGTCGTTAAGAAACAGTCTGGAGGAGAATTAGCTAGTCTAATAATTCAAGATGCTGACTTAGGACATGATAACATCACTGACAGAGATGTTACTTTGCCAAGATTAAAACTACTGGCAAGTACTTCTCCTGAGTGTCAACCAGGTAGTTCAGATTACATTGACTCTGCAAGACCCCTTATGTTTATTAATAGTGTTACCAAAACATTATACGATGGTGGACAAGGGTTATTTGTAGTTCCGTGTTATTATAAATTAACGTACAAAGAATGGGACATGAATAATACTTCTGCTGGTCCTGTAGCTGAATATCCATCCGATCATCCAATTAAAGATCAAACTACTAGACAAGGATCGAAAGATGTATTGGGTAATGGAAACGTCTTAGAAGCTAATGGTGAACATTATGTTTTAATATTAGACGAAAACATGAAGGTAGCTGAGAAAGCAGTTGTTTACATGAGTAAAACCCAGTTCAAGAAATCCAAACAATGGAATGCAATGATTATGAACATGAGAAGGGACATCAACGGTCAAAAAGTTGATTTACCTAGATGGTCTCAAGTTTATAAAATGAGTTCTATTATGGAAAGAAATAAAACTTATTCTTGGCCAGGTTTTGTGATTAATCATCATGGTGATGTCACAGCCGATGTTTATAAAATTGGAAAACAATTTTATGAGACTATAAAAGGTGGCGATGTTAAAGTTCAATCTGAAGAAGCAGAGGCTACAGCTTCCCAAAACGTAGCGAATGAAAAACAGCCATTTTAATGATTCAACAGTTCATAGACCTTTTCAAAGGCTTGGACATTGCCTATGGAGAATATTTCCTTAATGGAGATAAAGACTCCAAGACCGGTAAAACTAAGGGCCAAGCGATTACTAAGCGTGGCCCTGTTACCGAAGAACTTTTTAGAAAACATATCAACGGAGAAATTAATTTAGGAATCATTCCTATTAACAAAGACAATAAATGTTCTTGGGGATGTATTGATGTTGATAAATACAATTTAAATCATAAAGATTTAATAGAAAAAATTCGTTATAAAAATTATCCTTTAGTTCCATATCGATCGAAATCTGGTGGGGTTCATTTATTCTTGCACATAGATGGAGAGATCCTTGCATCTGATATGATTGACAAACTTACTGAAATTGCATCGGATCTAGGTTTATCATCTTGTGAGATCTTTCCTAAACAAAGAGAAATTATGGTACATAAAAATGATTTAGGAAACTGGTTAAATATTCCATATCAACAAGCTGCACGTACTACACGTTATGCAATGTATGATAATGGAATTGGAGTTCCTTTAAATGATTTATTTGCTTTTGTAAGTAAGTATCGTATTAAACCAGAAAACTTTAATGCAATTGAAGTAGCTAAAGTTGTCGATCAAGAGGATGAATTTGATCAGTTTCCGCCATGCTTACAAGCGTTGATTAGAAATAATTGTGAAGACGGTTATCGGAATAATGCATTAACAGGTTTTGCTACATTAGCAAAGAAAAGAAATCCAGAAGGTTGGCAAAAAGAAGTTTGGGATCGGAATGAAATGTTTAATGAACCTTTGCCTAAATCTGAAGTGCAAGGTTTAATTAAACAATATGAGAAAAAAGATTATTCTTATAAATGTTCAGACATGCCTTTAAAAGCACATTGTAATGCAGCTTTGTGCAAGGAACTAAAATATGGAATAGACTCTGGTTCTTATGTTCCATCAATTGATTCTTTTCAAAGATTAAAAACTAATCCACCAATATATTTTTTAACTCTAGGAAAAATGACGGTAGAGTTAAATGGAAAACAATTAAACCAACAACAACTTCTTTCAGAACAATTATTCGATCAAGCAGACATTGTATGGATGAAGATGAAAGACAAAGACTATAGAAAATTTTTAGTGCAGTTAAAACAGATGCAACAAGACATTGAAGGCTATGATGAAACAGAAGAATCAGAACAAGAGTTTAAAGATACTTTAATTCAATTTACTCAAGAAACGCAACAAGCAGATAATCCATCACAAGTAGAAGCAGACATGTGGTTTTTAAATAAAGATTCTATTGTATTTAAATATAGAACCTTTGAAAGATTTATTAGAAAAAATAATAAAACAATAAAAAAATATGAAATTATTAATATTCTTAAAAAACATGGATGTAATAAAAAAGAATATTACGACAAACTTAAATTAAAAAATGTATGGCTAGCCGATAAAGTGGACGAACCAGTTATAGAGAGGACAAGTAATGTTTTGTTCAAAAGAGAACGAGCACCATTTGAAGAAGAAAACAGTTAAGATCTTTGGTCCACCAGGTACAGGAAAGACTACCACTTTATTAAATCATTTAGATCGATTGTTTGCAAGAGGATTAATGCCGATTCAAGTTGCTTTTTTAGCCTTCACCAACAAAGCAGTAGATACTGCAGTTGAAAGAGCTAAGAAACAATTTGTTGATGCAACTGAAGAAGATATTTTTAATTTTAGAACCTTACATAGTTTCTGTAGACAAAACTTTAAATCTAAACCAGTAATTGACCCTGAAACAGATATGGTAGAATTTGCAGAGAAATTAAACTTGCCAAAGATTAGGTATGAAAAACACAATGGTCAAGCAGTATGGAATGACTGGTCATTACGAGTTTATGATAAAGCGAGAAATCGATTAGTTTCTCCAATTGAACAATATGTTAAGGAAGAAAATAAACAAGTCAATCGTTCTAAATTTGAAATTATTATAGAAGCTTATGAAAATTTTAAAAAGAATCATCGAGTCGACTTTACCGATATGATCGAAGAATATTTAGCTAAAGCAGAAGACCCTAGTTTTAAAGTATTAATTGTAGATGAGGCACAGGATCTTACTCCCTTACAATGGAAGCTTGTGTATAAGATTGCTAAGAACTCAGATAAAATTTATTTAGCAGGAGATGATGATCAAGCAATCTATGAATGGAATGGCGCTGAAGTAGAAAACTTTATAGAGTTTCCAGGACGAAATTTTATTTTAAATCAATCTCATCGAATGCCTAAAAAAATTCACCAATACTCACAATACATTTCTACGTATATTAAAAACAGAGTTCATAAAAAATTTGTGCCATTGAAAGAAGAAGGACATATTTTAACTTATAATCGTTTTATGGATATTCCTTTTGATGCACCGGGTTCTTGGATGATTCTTGGTAGAACTAATAAAATTGTCTATGAGTTAAAAGAAGAAGCGAAGAAACATGGTTTATATTTTAAAGATACCAGTGAACATAAATCATTTGATTTAAATAAATATAGAGCAGTTCTTTCTTGGGATAAATTATTAAATGGAGAAAGTGTTTTAAAAGAAGATGTGCAAGTCATATACACCTATATCAATGATATACAACACGGCTATCGGAGTACGGATACCAAGAAATGGTCGTCAGTTGATAAAGAACAATTATTAGATTTAAAATTTTTACAAGAACAAGGTGGTTTAAATGCTAAAATTAAAAACTGGCAAGACATGTTTAACAGAAATTTTCCAGAAAAAGATAAAATTTATTTTGAAAATGTTATAAAAAATGGTACAAACATGGATGAAGATCCACGGATTCTTATTGACACCATACATTCAATTAAAGGAGATGAAGCGGATCATATTGTATTATATGAAAAAAGTAGTTTCGCAGCTTCAATCTATCGTAAAAGTTCTAAAGAAGTTAGTTCAGAATATAGAGTTTGGTATGTGGGAGTTACCAGAGCAAAGAAATATTTACATATATTACGGAGTAGCTTTGATACTACTTTCCCTTTATGTAGGCTTAAAAACGAATTAGAAAGGATTGATTATGAATGATAAAGAGTTCAATGAAGCGTTTCCATTAGATTATCAAATAGGGGGTGACCACTATAAAAACCTTAAAATTCAACCATTTACGTATGCAAGAGCTAATAATTTTAATGCAACTCAATTTGCAATAATTAAATATGCATCTAGACTTTATACTAAAGGAGATGTGTTTGAACAATTAGATAAAATAATTCAATTTTGTAATTTAGAAAAAGATTTTATTAGAAAACAAGATGCAAAAAGCAGTAGTCAAAAGAACAATAAAAATAAATAATCATGTATTTTATTTGGAAATTTATTTACATATTGAATGTAAAGGTCTACACAATAAAATTGTTTGGGAAATTTTTCCAGAAGATTATCATGCAGCATTATATGCATTTAGTAATAAAAATAAGTTGAACCAACACATAGAAGAAAATTATATTTATGAACAAAAATAAATACTGGATACCAATTAAACAAAATTTAGAATACATAGAATCTTTAGTTAAAGATGGTGCTAAAGTTTTAGAGATAGGCCCTGGAACAATTCCTTTTAGTAAAGCTACAGATTTTTGTGGTTGGACTATGGAAGAAAAAGGAAGACTCAATAATTATAAAATAGCAGATGCTTCAACTGAAATGTTACCTTATCAAAATAAAGAATTTGATTTTTTATATTGTAGACATGTTATTGAAGATTTATGGAATCCAGTTCATGCTTTAAAAGAAATATCAAGAATTGCAAAGGCGGGATATATTGAAACACCATCTGCATTGTGTGAATTATCTAAAGATGTAGATGCTGGACCAAACGTAGCCTGGCGAGGATATAATCATCATAGATATATCATTTGGAATGATAATGGAGTTTTAAACATCCTACCTAAATTTCCTATCATTGAACATATGAAATTTAATGATGAATTTTTAGAAAAACATTTAGAAGATCCTTTTTTATGGAGTACCTACTTTCACTTTCAAAATGAAATAAATTTTAAATTTTATGAAATGGGTAGAGAGAAAGATTTTGTTTTGTTTAATAATAGTTATACACTTATACTTAAAAACGCAATTCAAAAAAGTATAAATGAAGCTAATGAATATAAAAGGAAAATATTATGAGCCATCAAATTAATTTTACATTTAGAGAATCAGACTGGCGAACACCTACTCATTTTCCAGATTTACGATCTGCAAAAGAAGTTGCGATCGATTTAGAAACAAAGGATCCTAATATTAAAAATCGTGGCCCAGGTTGGCCGTTTATGGATGGAAATATTATTGGAGTGGCTGTAGCGACAGATGGTTTTAAAGGTTATTACCCTATTGCTCATGAAGCAGGTTCAAACATGGATATGAAAATGGTTTTAGACTGGGTGCAAGATATCTGTAATGCCCCTTGTGATAAAATATTTCATAATGCAGCGTATGACGTGGGCTGGTTAAGGGCTCACGGAATACGGATTTATCAAGGAAAGATTATTGATACTATGATTGCTGCAGCTTTAGTAGATGAAAACAGATTTTCTTATTCGTTAAATGCATTATGTTTTGATTGGTTAGGAGAAGTCAAAGCAGAAAAAGAATTAAAAGAAATTGCAGAGGAATGGATGGTCGATGCAAAAGGAGAAATGTATAAGCTCCCAGCACAATTCGTTGGTTATTATGCTGAACAAGACGCAGAACTAACTTTAAAACTTTGGCAACATTTAAAAGTACAAATTGAAAAACAATCTTTGTTTGATATTTTTGATTTAGAATGTGAGGTCTTTAAAGTTATTCATGAAATGAGAGCACACGGTGTACGTGTAAATTTAGAACAAGCACAGAACTTAAAAGATACATTTGTTGAACAAGAAAAACAGTTATTAATGCAAATTAAAAAACTTTGTGGATTAGATGTTGAACTTTGGGCTGCGCGATCTATTGCTAAAGCATTTGATAAATTAAAAATTAAATATCCATTATCTGAAAAAGCAAAAGAACCTAGCTTTACTGCAAACTGGTTATTGAATTGTGAAGCTCCAATTGCTCAATTGATTAGAGAAGCTAGAGAAATTAATAAATTTCATAGTACGTTTATTGATTCTATTTTTAAATATTCTCATAAAGGTAGAATTCATGCCGATATAAATCAATTACGATCCGACAGTGGGGGTACGGTATCCGGTAGACTAAGTTACTCAAATCCTAACTTACAACAGATTCCTGCTAGAAACAAAGACTTTGGTCCTAAAATAAGGGCTCTATTTAAGCCTGACAGAGGTTTTGAGTGGGGTTCATTTGATTATTCACAGCAAGAGCCACGTATGGTGGTACACTATGCTTACAGCATTGGTTTTGAAGGAGCTTATGATTTAATTAAAGCTTACGAAAAAGAAGACACAGACTTTCATCAAACGGTTGCAGACATGGCAGGCATTCCTAGGACACAAGCAAAGACAATTAACTTAGGTATTTTTTATGGTATGGGTGTAAACAAATTAGCAAGAGAGTTAGGAATTGATAAAGACCAAGCGACCGAACTATTAAACCAGTACAATTCAAGAGTTCCTTTTGTAAAACAATTAGCAAGACGTTGTATGGACTCAGCTGAACTCAATGGTTCGATTAGAACAATTCAAGGTCGTCGATGTCGTTTTGATCAGTGGGAACCACAAGCTTGGGGATTACATAAATCTTTACCTTATGATCAAGCGGTTATTAAGTTTGGTAAAAATAATATTAAAAGAGCAGGAACCTATAAAGCTTTGAACCGTTTAATTCAAGGTTCAGCTGCGGATCAAGTTAAAGTTGCAATGGTTGAAGCTTATAAAAAAGGTTTCTTGCCTTTAATTCAAATCCACGATGAATTGTGTTTTAATGTTAGACCTGCAAAAGACGTTCCAGAGATTAAGGAGATTATGGAAAAATGCATTCCAGAATTAAAGGTTCCATCAAAAGTAGATGTTGAAATTGGGAAGAGCTGGGGTGAATGCCAGAAGATTTAAAACGAAAACAATTAAATTTAGGTGAATGTCCTAAGTGTGAAGAATGGACTCATTTTAATTTAATTAAAAAAATTAATAGCACAAAATCTATTGTTGAATGTAGTTTTTGTTTAAACAAAGTAAAACAATTTAAAAATGGAAAAATTTATTACGAAGAAATTTTATCCCACGACATGTTTTAACTGTGAACAATGCAAAAAAAAGATTTCAGTAATTACTGAAAACAAAAAATATTATTGCGGAGAATGTTATTGTTTAATGAAGGGCATACGACCCTATGATCAAATTAATGATTTTAAAGAAAAATAAAAAACTAATGACTAAGCTCTTACTTCGTCACTAGCTATGTCGAATAATCCTCGTTTAGCATCTTCGACACTCTGATCATTGATCTTATTTCTAAGTTCTTTGATCTTGATATCAATCCACTTCATATCAGTTGTTACTCTACCCTGTTGTAACGCCTGTTGAGCCCACTTGGACTCCAGTTGAAGTTTCTCCGATATTAACTGTTGTAACATCATTGACCTCCTCAATAGTTACAAAACAGTAGTCAGGTCTATACATTGGTTCATCATCTGTTTTATCAAATGGATCCCCACGATCTACTGTTTCTGTAAGTCTTTTTTTAGCATCTTCTTCATTTTCGGCCTGGACTACCTTTTCGTAGTACTTTCCAGAGTACCTAATCATAAAAAGATAAGACTTCATATGTATAGATTAATGAATATGGGAGAAAAAGTCAACCTTTATGTACTGGTGAGCTTTTTGCACTCAAACCGAATGGCTAATTCTTCTTTGTTTATGCGGTCTAATCCATAATATTCATCATTTTTTAATCTTTTTAAACTTTCTTGAGATAAGGCATAACCTGCAATTGCACAGTCATAATGGGTTGTGAATTGATATCCAGGGATGTACGGGTCAATACATTTACCAGTAATCATACTGCAAAGATGAAGAATTAATATAAATTTCATTAAATACCTTACGAGTTATTTTATTGCTTGACAATAGATATAAAAAAAATATTATCATGGGATATGAAGATTAAATTAGTTTCACAAACAAACATGGAACAATCTGTTTCTTCTGAAAGTAAGAAGGATCCTTTGTATTTAGACCCTATGGACACTGAAAAATTTATTGTGGAATGGGATCGTAATGCAAACAAATTAACATTAACTTTAAATCAAATGGAATTAAATCGATTCGTTAAAGGTGATTTAGAAACAATGTTTGATACTCTTTTACAATCAATTAAAGAACAAATGATCAAATGGAGGAATAACTAATGAGTCTAAGAGAAACAACGTGGAAAGATGTAGAAGAAGCAATGAAGTTTGCAATTAACGAAATTGAAAAGCTTAAAAAAGAAAATACTTCTTTAAAAGCAGCTTTAGCGTTACAGCCACCACTATTATTAACAAATGAGGTAAAAGATGGACATCAACAAATGGAAGTCAATAGCAGTAAGAATTGACGATTACAAAATTCTTAAAGCACTGGGAGTTAAGGATGAACGCAAACCCGTCGAATTAATCGCGATTATGACCAGAAAAGAGATTGAAAGACGGGCAAAAGACAAAAATCTATCGGTAGATAAATACTTAAAAAAACTGATGGATGATGCTAAAAAACCCGATGAGTACAAAAAAGCACTCAACGGGATCTCTAAAAAATAAAACTTGTCAACTCATCTATTTTCTAGTATTAATTGATCAAAGCGTAATCACGCGGTCAAATAATTTTTCAATTAAATTTAGAGGATAGATGAGTATTAAAAAAGAGCTGAAAGAGGCTATCGAGATTATAGCCAGTAAAACAACCCCGACTGAGTTTGATAAAATCAAACAGGTTATGTTTGGTTTATATTCTGGATGCACCTTTGGATTGCCTGAACAAGGAATCGAATTTCTCATTACAATGGACTCTGAATACAAACGAGCACGTAAACGTACGATCAAAAGTACGGTATTGCGTTTAGTTAAATAATCTCAAAAATGAGTGGCCAGTTTTCCACACTTTCGAACTACCAATCGATCTTCCCCTGGTCACTCATTTTAAGGAGCTATAATGGATTATTTAAAAAACGAAAAAGATCCAGAAGAACTTCAACCTGAAGTTAAACTTTGGCGCGCAGTTTTATCAAAAGCTTTTGAAGATGTATTGTATCGAGGACTCGAACGTCCTTTAATCGTTTATAAAAACGAAGCTCACATGTGGTTTGTTGAAAAAAGTGAAGACTTTGATTACGTTTGTTATTGCTCTTTATTTGAACCTGAGTATATTAGTGATAAGTATTTTACAATGCTTGAAAGTGGAAAAATTAAATTTACGAAAAAACAAATTGAGTATTTAAAATGGAGGAAGATTTATGATCAGCGAAGGAATAAAAACAAGTGATAAAGCTTACACTGCAGGGTTCATTGATGGCGAAGGTTATATTGAATCCGTTTGTCGATTAAAGAAAAACGGTCGAGGAGTTGCTTATCCAACGCATACGCATCGAATCGAAGTTTGTAATACGGATTTCGGAATCTTACAACGACTTCATCAAACCTTTGGACTTGGTACGTTAATTGAAAGACCCCCACGAGTTACGGTTAACGGGAAACTATCAAAGCCTCAATTAATGTGGAATATTCGTGGAAGCAAAGCTTATGAATTACTTAAAATGATTTTGCCTTACATGAAACAACAAAGTAAAATTATTACAGCAAATAAAATTATAAAATATTTCGATGAGAAAACTAAAAATTCTTGATTTGTTTTCTGGGATTGGAGGATTTAGCCTCGGATTTGAAAACACAGGATTGTATGAAACCGTAGCATTTTGTGAAGTAGATGAATATTGCAAACAGTTGCTGCAAAAACATTGGAAAGGTGTTAAGATATATAATGACATTAAAAACCTCAAAGGGAAAGATCTTGAAGAAGCACATGGAAGAATTGATATTGTCTGCGGTGGTTTCCCCTGCCAGCCGTACAGTGTTGCCGGAAAACAAAAAGGAACCAATGACGATCGATATCTCTGGCCAGAAATGTTTCGAGTTATTACCGAAGTGCAACCAAGGTGGGTTGTTGCAGAGAATGTGCGAGGAATTGTTAACATCCAAGACGGCGTGGTCTTCGAACGTGTGTGCTCTGATTTGGAGAACCAAGGCTACCAAGTACAACCGTTTAATATTCCAGCTGCGGGCGTCGGTGCACCCCACCAAAGGGAAAGAATCTGGATTGTGGGCCACTCCAAACACTATGGATCACTTGCCTCCGAGATCAAAGGAAGGCACACTCAAAATGATGCACGGTCAACGGAAGGGGAGAACCAGACCATCGAATCTGAGAGAACAAGTAGACCCAGAGACAATGAAGTTATGGAGAACACCAACAACAATGGACACGAAAGAGGACTCATTGAAACACGCAACCAAATTAGTCCAAGGGAAAAATCTCAGATCAACGGGAGCGAGAATACAGATATCTCTAGCGGACGAAGTAATGGTCGAAGAGATAATGAACAATCCCGAATTGATGGAAAAATACAAGGACTACGAAATGGTAACGAGAAAGAATTTACCAAAACAACAGGAATTCGTAAACTACATGAGAGAGCAGACGTCAGTCAAAGAGTTACACGAAAAAACTGGAATCAAGAAGACGACAGTCGAACACTGGTTCAGGAGGGACAAAGCAGGATTCAGTCATCCATCAATAGAAGATTGGAACAAAATCAAAAAGCATCTGAAGACAATCAAATACGACGACTTGATGACAACACTTCACTCAATAGAATGGAAACAAGAGATAAAACTGTGGAGAACACCAGACGCACATTGCGACAGGGGGCCAGCATCGGAGGAGAGAATGAAAATGAAATTAGAGAAGAAGATGCCAATAAGCTTGAACGATCAGGTGAGACACCAGCAAGTGTTATGGCCAACACCGAGAGCATCGGGTCAAGAGAATCCAGAGAGTTTGATCAAACGCAAGGGAGTGCAGATGGTGCCCACTCCAACATCGAGGGATCACAAAGATTCGGGTCCGAACACGAATTATCAGAAGGCGAAAGAGAAACACCGATTAGCTGGCCACGCAGGTGGGAGTTTGAACCCGACGTGGGTCGAGTGGCTAATGGGGTACAAGGCCGGGTACACAGACTTAAAGCACTGGGAAACTCTATCGTCCCGCAAATCGCAGAAGAAATCGCAAGAGCAATAGGAAAAGCAGAATATGAGAAAAACTAAAGACTTAAAAGCAACATTAAAAATTGGAAATTTTTTAGAACGTGTTGAATACATCAAAGAAAAACAAAAAGTTTTAGATTTTTATTTAGAACAACATCAAATAGAACCTACAGGTGGTTGTTATTATTCTCAATTCACAGCGGACTTAACAAAAGAACTTATGGATCATTTAAAATCTTTTAAACCAGATTTACGTAATGAAACAGAAGTTAGATTTTATTATAACAATGCAAAGTTTTTAAAACGATTGCAAAAACTTGATATTCAATATAGAAACAATATTAAAAAAGATGCTAACTGAAGAAAACAAATTTCAAGGTGAACCGGCAATGCGAATATTGTCGTTAGGGGCAGGTGTGCAAAGTTCTACGATGGCATTGATGGCAGAAGAGGGTGCCTTTGGCGTTAAACCCGATGCAGCTATTTTTGCCGACACAGGTTGGGAACCTAAACCAGTAATCGAACATTTAAATTGGTTGAAGAAACAATTATCGTATCCTGTTTACATTTGTAGCAAAGGCAACATTCGAGAAGATATTCAAAAGGCAATGTCAGCAGATGGTAATCGGTTTGCGTCAGCGCCGTTTTTTACTAAAAATCCTGATACCAATAAAAAAGGCATGTTGCGTAGACAATGCACTAGAGAATATAAAATTACTCCCATTCAAAAACAAACAAGAGAGTTAATGAATGTTGGTTTTAGAAAACGATTTCCAAAAGAAAAATGGGTTGAGATGTGGATTGGAATCTCCATGGATGAGATTATGCGAATGAAACCTGCAAGAATCTGGTGGCAAAAGAATCGTTGGCCATTGATTGAAAAAAAGATGTCAAGAGATGATTGCATGACCTGGTACAATGGTAAAGATTATCGAAGACCTGCAAAGTCTGCTTGTATTGGTTGTCCTTTTCATGATGACAGTTTTTGGGCTGATATGAAAGCTAATCGACCTGAGGAATTTAAAGATGCTTGCGAGATTGATGAAACAATTCGTAAAGGCAATAAAAAAGTTAAAGACCAGTTATATATTCACCGATCCTGTGTTCCACTCAAAGATGCACAATTTAAGGTTAAAGAGGATAACCAACTTGATATGTTTAATCAAGAGTGTGAGGGCCTGTGTGGATTGTAGATGAGGTCTTTTATAGAAGCTGCGATCGATGTTGGTAGCGGTTTACTTCTTTCCACTTTAATTCAATTATACATTTTTCCGTTTTTTGACTTGCACCCAACGATTTTTGAAAGCTTTCAAATCGCAATAATTTTTACAATTGTTTCTTTGTTTCGTTCTTGGTTATGGAGATTGTTATTTAAACGATTTTAGGTGAGGAGCTCACCTTGAAAGTCAGCTCCCCACTCAATGAAGGAAAATTCACTGTTTATAGAAATACAAATAAAAGATAAACAGTTTGTTGATTGTAATCTAAAATACTGGTTCCCGCAATAAGGACAAAGAAGCACGGTTAACGGGGGCCGGAGCCCCTGTTCTAGGTCATATTGATCTTTTGTTTTTAAAGAGAAAGTTTTTATGAAATAAAAACTAAATTTAATTTAACATAAAAAATATTGTTTGACAAATTAATTTATCCCATGTAAATAAGTTGCATGATTATGTTTATTTTAGTTGGACTAGCAGTTTTAATCGCTACACCGATCGCAATCGGTATACTGAAAACTCTGATTGGTCTTCTGGTGTACGGAATATTTTAGTTGTAATTCTGCCACAGTGCGGTCATATTTGGCGGCTATTCTGCGGCGGTTGCCGCATTTCGGCTGCCGTTCCCAGAATTTCAGCCTACTTTCAGCCTACTAGGCTGACAAAATTAACCGCATTCTATAAGGATTATTTAACTTATTCTGGTTTCAGGGTACTTTTTACCTTTTTTTCGTGTTAGAGGTATGTTTACTATATAATACCTTATAGGAAACTGAAAAATTTATACGGTGATAGCCTTCACCGTAAACTTGTGGTAGAGTAGATCCATGAAAAGATTAACTAGATTAGGAGCCAAGCTTACAGCAAAACAAAGAAGTTTTTGTGAGATTTATGTTGCTAATTATCCTGACATGACCAAAACACAAGCTGCTGAACAAGCCGGGTATAGCAAAGCAATTGCTTCTAAAACTGGTTCTAATTTAACTAACCCTGATTTAAATCCCGCTGTAGTTTCTTACATGGAAATTCTTAGAGATCAGAAGTCAGGTTATTTTAAAGATTATTTAAGACATTTAAAAAGATTAGATATTTTATCAAAAAAAGCAGAAAACAAAGGCCAGTATGCTGCAGCAGTAAATGCAGAATTTAGATTAGGGCAAGCTGCAGGATTTTATGTGGATCGAGCTGAAATAAAAGTTGAAGATTTATCAGCAATGAGTAAAGAAGAATTGATTGAACAAATTAAAAAACTTCAAGATGAAATACCACAAGCCAATGTTATCGAAGTCCCAGCAGAAGAAACTCCAGAATCTAAAGACTGAGAGAGAATGGTGGAATTTATTTCACGAAGTACACAATGGACACTTGATGGGTTCATCTGTGGGATCTGTAGAGGTGCAAGTTCATGAAGAAAAAAATAAAAATAGGATACGACGACATAAAAATTTTAAAGGTGGATTTCACTCCTCAAAAATTAAATGAGGCATTAGGAGAATTTAAAGCTTCTTCTTCAGTTATTGAAATTGCAAGAGGAATGACTCCAAGACAAGAGGCCAATACCCTTTTACATGAAGTTTTACATGGTTGTGTATATCAAACTGGGCTAAATTCTGATGGGGGAGCCTTATCTAGAGATGATACTGAAGAACAAACTGTAAATGCACTTGCTAATTCTTTCTCGCAAGTTATAAGAGATAATAAGTGGTTTTTACCATACCTACAAAATGCTATTTTAGGGGGACTTGATGGCACTGAAAAAAGCCGAATCAAAACTGTATCAAAGAATAAAAAAACACATAAAAGACGCGCACTTTCAAAGAATAGAAACAAGTACACTTCAAGGAGTTCCTGATATAAATTACTGTATTGATGGCGTTGAAGGATGGATCGAATTAAAGGTAAATCGAGGTAAACTAACTCGCTTCCAGAAGGTCTGGATTTATACCAGATTGAAACATCACGGGCGTGTTTTTATCTTGATTTCCGTACCCAAGGAGAGAGCACTGAAACTTTTCAAACCGGGACTCGCAACCCGTGACCCTCTTGCCGATCCACCGATTCGCGTATTACGGGAGCCGATCAACTGGCAAAATTTAAAAAATTTTTTAAAAAATTTATAAAATAATTGTTGACATTAAATCCCATGATGATAAAAGGATAATTGGTAGTTCGATTTAAAACTTTTTTATAGCTCCTGTTTTTTATCGACTACGAACGGGTCGACGGTCGACTTTTGACCGAGTTAACCGTCGATGCCATCCCTGACCACTAGCGTGGGTATACACACGAGACGCTCAGGTGGTTCTAGTGGTCTGGGATCCGGGTAACTCTATCCTATCGGTAAATGTTGTTGCCCGGGTCAACTTCTGGTCTAGTCGCAGCTTCGAGCCGGGACACCCCAGAAGAATTAGTAAAGTGGTGTTAGGACCCATACTAATCGATCCCGACCCGGTAGCCTGGGTCGGGGTCACTTTTAAGACTGGGTCGGCCAGATCCAACGGTAGGCGCTAGTGCATAGAATTTTTGCTAGAGGCAAATGACCCAGTCGTAAATAATTACTGATAGTAATTTGTTGGACCATTGCACATGCTTGTCTAGTCGACTTGCAAGCATTATTGGTTACAGCCTCACTGAAAGGTGATGGTCCTACTAATTACCCAGTTCCTAATTATCAATAAATTTTTTAGTTGACATTTATATTTATAGTCTTATATTCATGGGATAACTAACAAAGGAAGGAAATATGTTGTTACAAGTAAATACAAATTGGAAAACAATCAAGTCAATGAAGTACGGGGTTTTAACCGGGATCCTATACCTAGCTCCCCATAAAACTAGCGGCAAAAATGTTTGTCCCTGGGCTTCGCCTGGGTGTATCGATGGCTGCCTCTATAAAGCCGGGCGTGGTCAGATGATTTCGGTACAGTCGGCCCGAATTAGAAAAACGCTGGCCTTTTTTAAAGATCGTACTAAATTTTTGGCTGAGCTGCATAGTGATATAACTATATTATTACGCCGGGCTAAAAAGAAAAATATGAAACTGGCGATTCGTTTGAATGGTACTTCTGATTTGCCTTGGGAGAAATATTTATATCAAGGCAAAAATTTAATGGACCATTTCCCGACAGTGACATTTTACGATTACACCAAAGGAGATAATCGGATCCATGACAATCAGCCTAGCAATTATCATCTGACTTTTTCACGATCCGAAACAAATGAAAAGGAAGCTTTTAAACTAATTAAAAAGTCACCAGTCGCGGTTGTCTTTAAAGATAAATTACCGAAGCTTTATAAGAAATACAAAGTTATTAATGGTGATTTACATGACATGCGATTTAAAAATAAATCAAATGTGGTTGTTGGCTTACTTGCTAAAGGTCGAGCAAAACAAGATAAATACGGTTTCACGGTTTCCGCTTAACTGTATCCTTCCGAGCGGGAAGAAGGGGCGAGTAATCGCCCCTTTTTTTATTTTTAATTAATCTCTAAAAACTGGAATAATTGGCAAGTCTTTTAGATTTGTAGCAATCGCTCCCGCGTCATTGCCTTCATCATCAGCTTGAGGCGTTAGGACAACGCCATTTGATAAATAGATTTCGCAAGGTTGAGTATCCCATCCAAAATATTCTTCTGTCTTTTCGGGACTTAACCATTTGACATCTTTTATAGTTTGCCCGACAAGGTGCTTTCGCACCTTGTCTAGCCATAATTTATTATTACTCATTATCGATCCCTCCTTATTTCGATTTTATCATCATTAACATTTTTAGCAAATGTTAACATATGCCAAACGGCGAGATCATAGGGCTTTCGATTAGTTTTACAAAAATCAAAAGCGAGATCCATGCCATTGTAATATTGTTTACGCTTTCGAAAGTCTTTAAAGAGTAAAAAAGTTTCATGCTCATTGTCGCCAATGCCATTAAACTGTATGTACTCATTTAACTTATGAACTGGAGTTTCATTTTTTATGATTTCTCCGTCAAAGTTTTCAACGATGTAGTCGTATTCATCTTTGATTTTTGACCACTCGTTATCATCAAAGGGCTTTTTATAAGTCCAATAGTTAGTGTATCCCATAATGTATCCTCCTATTTTTTTTTATGGTTATGTATTGACTTTATATGATCATGGGATATAGTCAACTAAAAAATGGAGGATACAAAATGAAACTAGAAACAGTTAAAATGTGCGTTGATAATGGGTTAAAAGTTTTTAACTCAAGTAAAGCATATGAAGTAAAAAAAGATAATCTAGGTCAATACTTAGTTATCTGTAAACATAATAATTATACTGTAGGGCTTGAAGGTATGCCTCAAGAAAATTATTTTGTTTGTAATTTTGAAGAAATCAAAAAAGGAGATTGTCATCATGGGTAGATACTATAGTGGAGACATTGAAGGCAAATTTTGGGTTGCTGTTCAATCAAGTGCTGACGCTGACTTTTTTGGTGTCGAGGGTCATTCAAATTATTTAAGTTATTATTTTGATAAGGATAATCTAGAGGACATCAAAAAAGGTGTAGCCAAATGTAAAAAATCTTTAGGTAAACATAAAAAAATACTTGATGACTTTTTTGCGAAAAATGATGGTTGGAATGACGACATGATAACCACCTATTATAAAGATAATCATAATATGGTGGTTAAAGGTTACACTAAAATCAAAACTCTTTTAGAGTGGTATGCTCGACTTCATTTAGGAGAACAAATCCAAAAGTGTGTTGAAGATACAGGTGAATGTGCCTTTGAGGCGGAACTCTAAAAAAATTAAAGGGAGGGTTCAACCCTCCCTTTTTTTATCTTTTATTTAAATAATTTATTCTATCGTCGATCCTACCGAACGCGGAAATTTTGATTTCCTCTAATGTACTGGTAGAATTTTTTGGGTAAAAAGTTATAAAATCGTCATCCTTTTCACACGTGATTTTTTTAGTGTCAAAATCCATTCCAATTGAATAACCTTTATATTTATATTTCATGATTTGTTATGAGGGGATTGCTCCCCTCACTCCTCTATTAGTAATTTAAGTTGATTGTAATGGAAGTTATTCTTCCGTCTTTATTGTAATTACCTTTGACATTATAAAACCCGTCGCCGTGTAATGTTGGAATAACTAACCCGACTTCAGCACCATATTTATTTATAAGTTGTTTCGGGTCGTTGCCATTACATATCATGTCATCATAAGTAATGCCTTTGTTATGACCACTCATTTCAACATAACAAGGGTCAGTGATTAGGAGTTGACCACTGTCAACCCCTGTCCCTCCTAGTAATTGTTTTTTCATTTTTGTATCCTCCATTTTTATTTAATTGACATCCTAGCATCATAAGATATTATGTCAACATATTAATCAATAGGAGGATACAATGAGTAATGATAAAAAAGTGATAATGTTTAATGACCTTAAAAAAGGAGACATTATAAAATCAAATCAATTAGGAATACTTTGCGAGGGTGTTTTAATGGAGTCTGTTAATCAAGGTCGAGGATTAAAGACTACAATTTTAATTGATGCTAAAGGCTCTCAAATCGGGTTCTTTGATGAGATGGGCTCAATATATGCTTATCAGATTAAAGAGGTTAAGAGGGGCAATGAGTGGTTAGACGTTGCCCATAAACCTAATGCTAAATTGTTAAGAACTCAAATAATGAATAATGTATTATTTGGAGATTAATTAATAAAACTTAAACCCTCTAATAATTAATTTTGTTAGAGGGTTTTTTAATAACTGGACATACAACTCCAGGTTGTGCCCGGCTTGGTCCCGAGTTAATCTGATCCGGGTACAACTCTAGGTTGTGCAAACCAGTTTAGAATTATTCTAAAAGATAATTAAAATAAGTGTTGTATGTTCATGGGATATCATTATAATAAAACTATGTTTTATATTAACATTAACTTAACAATGGAGGAAACAATGCAAAATATAAAAACA